AAATAAACTAGCGCAAGTCGATGCGTTTATTGCAGATGCCGGCAACTTCTCAACTCCGGCTGAGCAAAGGCAGGTGCAGATCGACTGGCAGTATAGCTGTTCAGTCGAACGTAAGGCGGCCTGGGTGGGTGTAATCGGTAAAGCCTTGGGCTACACTGACAAAGACCTGGACAATCTGTTCAGATACGCAATCACACTGAGGGCTTAACCCATGAATGAGTTTGCTTTTTTCCTGCTGTGCGTCGCTGGCATCTTGCTGGGGCTGTTTGCTGTTGTGGCTAATCACGTGGCGCTGCATAAAATTGGCGGGGTGGTCACGAATGGTGAACTACCTGCGAGACACAGGAGCAGCTGTTGGCATCCGTGCGGTGCTGGGAGTTGTGCTGCTGATCGTGGTAGTGGCGTTTTTTCTGCTTCCTAGTAAAGCTAATGCTTCCGACTTCGAATACCTGAGCTCGGGCTTTGTGCGCGTTGGCGTTGATTCTAGCTTTCGTCCGCAGTCTGTACAGTGTTACCCGGCCGGCGCAAGCAGCAAGCTAACTAGCAACATCATGCTGGGTACTTCACTCGTGCGCAAAGGTCGCGTAGACTTGTCGGCATACTATCGGCACAACTCATGCGCTGTTAATCGTGACCGTAACAGTTACGATGGCGCGGGTATCGAATTGGAAGTAAAACTATGGTAACTCTACACTTTACAAGCTCACTACTGCCAGGCGCTGCGTTGATTCGCGGCGCTACTTTTTCGACGTGGCATCACTGCGCCATTGAAGTTGATGGCTTTGTCTATGAGGCGAAAATATTCGGCGGCGTAATCTGTCGCGCTGCCGAGGAATTCAAAGCAGCAAATAAGCGGATCAAATCGTTCCAGATAGACTGTAAAAACGAAGAAGGACTCAAGGCTTTTTTGAATAAAGTGCTGGGCATGGGCTACGACTGGGCAGCGATATTAGGCATACTGACACACTCCAATTTTGACATTACGCATCGCTGGCACTGCGCTGAATTGGTGGCAGAGTGTCTTCGTGATTACGTCGGCATCGAGCTACCCAAACTTTCATCGAAGTGCACGCCGCGTGACATTCTTTTCGCGGCTTGGTCTCATCGCTTGGTCGCTTGAGCGGTTATCCGATCTACGACCTGCCTTCCTATCAGCTTTTCCGCAAACCCCCTCAGGCGAATGTTGGCAGCCCTAGCGGCTGCGTTTTCGCGTCGTTGGTCGTCCGGCAGCGACTCCCATGTTTCGTTAAACACCCGCTTGTAGCCGTCGCGGGCCTGTTGCTGTTTTGACCATGGGAGTTGCGCAATAAGAGCGTTGTTCCATGCGGCGTCATTCTTCAATGGCGCGCTTGGCCTTTTCTCGGTAGCCTTTGTCAATCTCTTTTAGCTCCTCGATAGTGTATCGCTTTGGATCATGCGGCCCCTCGACCCAGTCCAAAGAGTTTTCCCCGATTTTCTCCAGAAGGTTTATCCGGTAATTTACTAAATTGCCGCTCAGGTAGTTATTACAGGCACTGCACTGTTTGTGGCAATTAAGTTCCTCAAATCTCAGCTCGGGGTTGGCGCCGACTGTACGGTAGTGGCCGGCATGATATTGCCCAGTGTGATGACGTCCGCAGCTTATGCACGGTAGGTTTTTATCGCGCGCGCGGATAAACGCGTTAAATGAAGCCTGCGCCTTTTTGAGCCAATATCCCCTGTCTTCGTCACGAATCTTTTGCTTTTTTGCTGCATGGCGCTTATCTGCAGCCCTCTCTTTGTTCTTGGGTTGGCTTGCAAACTCTAGCGCATGGTCCATGGTGCAGAATGTTCCAGCTGGTACCTTGATCCACTCCGGCGTATACCTGCCGCAATACTTACACTTGCGCTTGCTGTTGGCCATTAGGTGATGTATCCGTTTCTTGGTATGTTTGCCTTGGCAAAGCTAAGCTCGGATCGCCACTGCTCGAACTGCATTTCACGCTTTTTTAGCGCCCACTTTGATAGCTCCTCGGCTTCGACCGCTGCCTTCAAGCCCTCCAGTAGCTCAACATACTCGATATGTCCCCTGGCGTACTCGTCACGGCTTGCTGCCGTCTTGTACCGAACAGGGTCTTCTTGTTCGGCTCGAGCTGCCAATAGCGCCAGCTTGCTCTGCCGAAAGTGTTCTAAGTACGTCCTTTTTGCTTTTGCTGCGCTGTACTTTCTTGCCAGATCTTCCAGGTTGTGTAACCACTGTGGTACATCCGCCGAGGCATTTGGGTTCGTCATAGCATATCCAGCACGAAGGCTCTTCAGCCCCTTTTGAGTTAAACACGTGTTTGACACCATCCCCGCCATGAATGACGGGGCTTTAAGGTTTAATCAATAAAACGGCCTATATTTAAAGTCCCGGCCATTACCCTGAGGTTTTAAAAGGGACTCAATTAAAAGGGATATCGTCGTCAAAATCCGGAGTATTATTTGCCCCTACCGACTGGGCTGCTGAAAACCCTGCTGTGGCGCCTGCTGCTGCGGCGCGTACTGCTGGGCAGGTTGTTGGTATTGCTGCTGTGGCGCCGGCTGCTGGTATCCGTTCTGTTGCTGATTGTTATCCGAAAACAGAGACACAAGCACAGTGTCTCGGTTGTCTGGGTTTGGCACTCCGGCAGGATTGAAAGTTCGCTTCAGAAGCAGGAACGGCCCGTTGTCGCCCTGCATCATTGTTCCAACGTTCTCATACCTGCCTTTAGTGCTCCCGTCCTGCGCTGTGTATTCGCCGGTTTTGATTACTACGTCATACATTTTCTGGGCCATTTGGCACCTCATTTGATTGTTAATCCTGGTTTTGAATCGCCCAGCTTGGCGCCTGGCACTTCTTTTCCTTCTTTTAGATCGTCAAGCAATAGCTTTTTGTCCACTGCAACATCTGTTTTGATCCTCATATAACTATCGGGTATCGCCGCGTCATCTTCAATGACAGCAATAGGTCTGGGTTTTGATACAGTAGCACGCAGAATTCCATCGTCAATAGATTTTATGCCTTCTGAGCGCATGTTTTCTATCAAGTATTGTTCTAGACGAGCAATCTTGCTGGTTAGCGCCGTCTTTTTAGATTGTAGACGTTTTGCTTCGTCGGAGATAGCAGACGAAAGGGCGGATAGGTTGCGTATCACGTAAGCGACACCTTGCGCCTTATCCTTAAACTCTCCCTCCAGCTGCTCCAGTGCCTCACTCACTTCTGACTCATCGGCGCCAGACTCTGCCGCCTCTTGCACCTGCCGCATTGCTTCGCTTAACTCATAAAGATTCATTACTTGACCTCCAGGTTGTGGCGCGCTTTATGGTAAGCTTGATCTAGCGGCTGCTTCTCAACTTCCGGGTTGAGCCCAAGCGATGGAGCGACGCGATCAATCTTGCTTGCCTTCAGCCCGTAAACCTGTCCTACGGCCTCCATTGTTGGGCACTTTCCAATGGCTGCCGCGCCGTCGGCAATATCGGCGCGAAGCTCGCTCAGCTTCTTGTTGTATTCTGCGTCGCGGTCGTCGGCGCGCTTCAAGTCGTTCTCAATTGCCGCGACATGTTGGTAGTTTGCGTCGTCAAATTCACCCATAAACACATCAGAGCAAACTCCGAGCAGGCTTAGGCATTTCTTTAGAGCGTCAGTCACTGACTTCTTGGGCGCTTCGGTGTCAACATACCAATCGCCGCGCCTGGTCTTGTATCTGTACTTGGTATGACCAAACTGAGTCACTGTGTTTTCTTTAGAACCATGCCAGAGCGATAGTCTAACAGTATGTACTTGCTCCCATATCAGCATATCCTGTTCGTTGACTTTCATAACATGGGGTTTAGTGTCGTCGTAACGTTCATCGACAATGTCATAACCCCAGCACTCGCCTATCGGCCCCAGCACCTCTGTTGCCAGTTTCGCCATATAGACACCATCAATAGAGGTCTGGCGGTTCCCATCGACATTCGCCGCCTTGGTGTATCTAGGGTCGGTCTTTGGTATAGATGACCAAATCCGCATGTTTGGGTTTTCACTCATTGCACTTCCTCCTAAGTTGCTCAGCCATCATAGTCAACAAGGAATTTTATGCAAGTCTTGATTTTGCATTTTTTCTGTCCTTAAATTCACGAAACGAAGGAGGTTAGTATGTACTACAAAAGCAATGGCATGGCCGGCAAAGAGTTCAATTATCTAATGGCAACGGGCGTTAGCCAGATGCCCGGCAATAAAAGCGGAAAGCGCCGAGACGAGTTTGAGTGCGTCTGCGGTCGCAGAAAGTTCATCCAGCCATCGGCAGTAGTCTCTGGGCGCACAAAAAGCTGCGGTTGTCTAAGCGGTGAGCTGCACTCGGCAAAAGCAGCCGAGAAGCGACAGGCGCGCAATGAATACCTGGTGATATCGCGTGACAAGCAGGTGTGGGCGCTCAGGCTTTTTGCTGGGGCCTCATAGGGGTAGCAATCAACAAAAAAATAAATGCGTAGTTATAACTATGCCTGCGTAATTCAACTGTTACCTACCCCTATAGGGGAAATTTGATTGACTGCTACCCTCCGTGAAGATCGGGTCTAGCGAAAAATCAGATGGAAATGGTTGAGCTGATCGCAGATGGTGTATAATTGACCTGCGGCACTCGGGAGTAGCTACCCGAGCTAGTGCCTGTTCCCCCTCTCCGGGCCGCCGCATATTCTTTAGAGAGGTGAAATCAGAGAGGTTGAAGATGGCTATTTACAAGGCCGTTGTAGAGAACAACTACGCCGTAATTCCTAACGAAACCCTGCAAGACCAGTCTTTGACGTTCGAGGCCAGGGGAATCCTGTGTCTGCTGCTGTCGCTTCCTGCTGACTGGGAGATTCATAAATCATGGTTACAGAAGCAAGCGCCGTCGTGTGGGCGAGACAAGCTGACACGAATTCTTGGTGAGTTACAGAAGGCTGGCTATCTGCGTAGACAATCAAGGCAGGGGGAGTCAGGCAAGATGGATGGTGTCGACTGGTATGTTTACCCTACCGCCCAACTGGAAAACCGTATGACTGAAAACCCGTCGTGCGGTAAACCTGCAACTACAAAAGAAACAGTATTACAAAGTAAGAATAATACAAACTTAGGCGCACCTACCGGTGACGCCCAAAATCGAACTCAGGACCAAGAATTTATTCAGTATCAGGAAGAACAACCAGCAGAGGAAGCAAAGCAGGCTTTAGATCTAGAGGCAGAAACAGAGCAGACCCCACTCACTGATCAACCTAGCGGTTTAGCGCAAACACCGGTCTTAAATTCTAAGACAACCAATGTCCGCGCTACTGATAAGCCTGTCAAGATGACCAAGGCCCAGAAGCTGGTGCAAAAGGTCCTCTCATCTGATGCGCTTCCAGCGCTTAGCGGCATTGAGCATGGACTTCTGGAGGAATGGGCAAGGCTGCGCTGCCGGAAAGGCGCCTCGGACTCAGACAGAGCGCTTGCAACTATTGAGAGCACGCTAGTTAGGTTGGCGCAAAATGGCGTATCGCCAGAGCAGGCAATTGCTGCACAGTGCGACAGCGGCTGGGCAACAATAAAGTTTGAGTACCTGATCAAGGGTGGCCAGCATGGGAAAACATTAACGATTGCCGACGTTGCTCGGTCTGATAACTGGGATGGCAATCTGGGGGAGTTTTGATGAACGAGTTAGTTATAAAAACCGAATCCGCGAAAATAGGCTGCGAAGCAAGGGATGTTATCGGGAAGGCAATTGCGGCGCTTACTGCCATGAAGCCGGGTTGGCGCTCTGCATTCCGCAGCGACGATGAAATACTGGCTTACAAGCAGCAGATGGCAAAGGCCCTAATTGAGTCAGGAGTGACTGAAAAGTCGATGCTACAGGCAGGGCTGGCTAAGGCGCGCCAAGACCAGTCGGCATTCCTACCGAGCACTGGAAAGTTTGTAGCCTGGTGTCAGGAGTCGGAATCGAAGCCGCAAACTTATCACATTGCCTTGCAGCACGATCAAAGCGAAGATGAACAAAAACAAGCGCAAAAGCGTATCGAGGAACTAAAGGGGCTGTTGAAATGAGCTGGAGCAAAGAAGCAGAGCAAAGCTTACTAGGGGCGCTGTTGCTGGATGACCTTGCTTACGATGCAATATCAGGGGTGGGGATCAATGCCGGTGACTTTATGGCGGATCAGCACAGAGTTATCTTTGAAGCAATCGATTCTGTGTGCTCATCCGGGCAGGCGGTTGACATACTTAGCGTCTGTGAAAGCTTGAGACCTTCAGGGAAGCTAGATCAAGCCGGCGGCCCTGAGTACGTTTCATATTTGATTGATATAACCCCGAGTGCTGAAAATGTCCTGACGTATGCCAAGATAGTGAAAGAGCATTCGCGCAAGCGACAACTAATGGCGTTGAGCGATGGCATCCAAATTCGCATTGGGGAGGGTGACACCACAGAGGCTGTTATAGATTACGTCGGAGAGGCCTCTCTTAGCGTCTCTGAGGGCGGAGACAAGTCAACCGCATATACGGCAGGCAGGGCGCTAAAAAACTTCGCAGAGAGGCTCCAGGAGCGTCAGAGCGGTATATTGAAGAACTACCCCACAGGATTGACTGATCTTGATGATATGATCCGAATGTCCCCTGGTAATTTAGTGATAGTGGCGGCGCGTCCGGCAATGGGAAAGTCAACGCTTGGGCAGGTGATTGCCGAGGCCAATCTCAAGGCCGGCACTCCCGTTTTGCACTTTACGATGGAGATGCCAAACGATCAGCTTATCAGTCGCTATGTCGCCTCTGTTGGCTCTGTTTCGCGTTCGTTCATGACGGACCCGGCTGGATATAAGGGATCGGATGATGAATGGCGCAAGGTGCTTGCGGCATCGACAGTAATCAAGGATTGGCCGCTGACCATCGAAGACAAGTCAGGTCCGACTGTTGGCGACATTCGAAACAAGTCTAGGGCGTTCTTTCGAAAGCAAGAAGCATATAAAGACCACGGCAAAGGGTTGATTGTCATCGATCAGCTCACGCTCATGAAGTATGAGGGAACAAACCGGGTTCATGCCCTAGGCGGCATCACCAAGGCGCTAAAAAGCCTCGCGCTTGAGCTAGGGATACCTGTTGTACTATTGACGCAGCTTAACCGATCCCTGGAGCAGCGACCAAACAAGCGCCCCATGAATTCAGACTTGCGAGACTCCGGCGAAATCGAAGAGGACGCCGACACTATAGTTTTTATCTACAGGGACGAGGTTTACAACGAAGATTCGGACGATAAAGGAGTCGCAGAGCTGATTGTTGGGAAGGCCCGAGAGGGCAGGACGGGAACTGCTCGCGTATTGAGCCAGCTTGAGTACAGCCGATTTAGAAATTTTGCGCCGCAGTATAGCGAGCAGTAGTTGTGTTGCAGGTTGACAACCCCACCGCCTGCGCTAAAGTGGGCGGGAAAGCAACACAAGAGGAGCACGACCAATGATCATCACAAAACACGACATGCGTATTGCACGCGGACTGCCGATTTTCAACGACGCAAAGCTGGTGGAGTGCCAGGGCGTTGTCGGCACGCTTGATCGGGTGGCTGAGCAGTTCAATATCAGCCGGTCACACATGCGCACATGGATTCGCCAAGGCAAGGCGCGGTGGGTTGCGGTGGGGGAGGTTAGTTTGAAATAATGCAAAACTGACGGTTCCACCATTGGTGGTAAATGGTGTCGGTTTTCCTCCATTGGTGGTAAACCCCAAGCAAACAACAGCCCGCTTCGGCGGGCAACACAACAAGGAAAAGAAATGACCGAGTACGAGATCAACTATTACGTGCACCGCGCCCTTGGCCGCACCTCTTTACCTGTGCCGATCTACTGCGCTGGCGATGGCATTGAGGACGTACCTGGCGATCATCCAGATCCAAAAATGCGGTGCTTGTGTTTCTTGGTGGCTGAGGGTGTTATCAAGGCTGCGGATGTGGCTTGAGGGCAGAGAAATGAATGATGATAAAGCCGATAACGGAATAGACTTCTACGAGTACCTAGCAGGGGCTAGCCGCCAAGCAATACGGATGATGATAAAGGACGGCATCTGCACGGCTGTGCAAGCAAGGGCTGCTAAGTCCTCAGCAAAATACGAGGAACGGCGACGCGCGTTGTCTATGCCCAATCTAGGTGGCTATGCCTACAGCTAGCCATTAGGCATAGTGCTTGATACAATTGGGGTATGTTTAATCTGACAGGTGTTTGGTTATGGCCGGTAAAAAGATAGGGCGGCCTACAAAGTTTAGGGATAGCGTAGCGCGAGGGATTTGCATCCGGCTGATGCTCGGCCAATCCCTTAACGAGATTTGCAAGCTGCCGCAGTACCCGACTAAGACAACCGTTTTCACTTGGTTGCACAACAATAGTACGTTTCTTGACCAGTATCGCCATGCCCGTGAAGTTCAGCAAGAATCGCACCTCGACGAGATGCTTGAGATTGCCGACGACGCCAGCAACGACTGGATGGAGCGCACCGGTAGCGCTGGTGAGTCCAAAGGCTGGCAGCTTAATGGCGAGCACGTCAACCGCTCAAAGCTGCGCATTGACGCCCGCAAGTGGATTATGGAGCGCATGGCACCCAAGCAGTTCGGCAACAAGCAGCAGGTAGACCACACCTCAAGCGACGGCAGCATGAAACCACCTGCGCCGGTATACACAGTCAAGGGTGAGTGATGGAATGCTCCATTGCTCCTGCTTTTCGTGAATACCTACAGCCCGCCCGCTTCAAAGTCATGTACGGCGGGCGAGGCTCCGGCAAAACCCGCTTCATAACAACCGTCCTGCTCAACAACGTCATGTCGTTCGGCTGGCGCGTTGTGTGTTTCCGTGAAATCATGAAGTCACTTGACGATTCCGTTTATCAAGAGTTTGTCGATGAGATCAACCGGCGCGACTTGCACCAATGGTTCGATATTCTAAAGACTGAGATAAGATCGAAGTCGGGCGGTGTTATCAAGTTCGAGGGCCTGCACCGTAACCAGCAAAAGATCAAAGGTTATTCGGGTTTTGATGCAGCATGGGTTGAGGAAGCAGCACAGGTTACAAAAGAGTCGTGGAAATTCCTAATACCAACGCTGCGCAAAGACGGTAGCGAAATCTGGGTGAGCTATAACCCCGAACACATCTTGGACGACACACACCAGCGCTTTGTTATCAATCGGCAGTATCCCGACTACATGGACGGAAAGCGATACTGCATCGTTAAGAAGATCAACTGGGACGACAACCCGTGGTTTCCGCAAGAGCTTCGTGACGACATGGAGCTGATGCGCAAAGCAGATCCTGACCTGTTTGCTCATGTGTACGGCGGCGAGCCAATCTCAGACGCAAGCAAGGCGGTCATCAACCCGAGGTGGATAGCGGCTGCGGTAGACGCACATAAAACGCTTGGCTTCGATGCAGACGGCCCTGCCAGACTTGGGTTTGATATTGCGGATAGCGGCGGTGACCGTTGCGTAACCGTGGGTGCCGTAGGTTCTGTTGCTGTGACGCTGGAATCATGGAAAGCGCAACCGGATGAATTACTGCAGTCATGCACTCGCGCGTATAACACAGCGTTGCAAACGCGCAGCAAGATCATCTATGACAGTATTGGCGTCGGCGCCTCGGCTGGTGCCAAGTTCGATGAGATCAACACGGCGCGCAGTATAGATCAGGGCTACGTGCCAGTGAGTTACGTCAAGTTCAACGCAGGCAGTCGTGACCTTATTGACGCAGATCGCGACTACCAGCCCGGCGTTAAGCATAAAGAGATGTTTGCCAACGCCAAGGCGCAGGCATGGTGGCTGCTGGCGGACAGGTTCCGAAACACATATGACGCGATAACGAACGGCACACAGTGCGCACCTGATGAGTTAATAAGCATCAGCAGCGATATTGATGAGCTGGAGCGACTGAAAGCAGAGCTGTCACTACCCCAAAAGGACTACGATGGAAACGGGCGTGTAAAAGTCGAGAGCAAAGCGGACTTGGCAAAACGCGGTGTACCGTCACCTGACTTGGCAGATGCGTTCGTAATGGCATTTGCGAGAGTCGATGACGAGATAAGCATTGCACTATTTTAGTGCATGGGGTAACCTACAGACTCTCCATTGATCATTGCTTTGCTCCTACCTCCTTGCCCCGCTTCGTGCGGGGATTTTTTTATCTGCCAAATGTGTTGAAGACCGTAATTAGTGTGCTAATATGAACACATAAGGTAATCAAATGGGAGGGTGAGCAATGAGCGCATACGAGCAACACGAGTTAGCAGCCGCCCAGGCTGAGCAAGAGGCGCAGGAGCGTTACGACGAGCTGGAGCGAAAAGAACAAGAGTACGCAAACGCTTGCGAGGAATACGCGATACTTGCGTACGACGACGATGGTGACATCGCAGAAGTCATGTCAGCGTTTTTTGACACTCACGACGAAAGCGAATGGGCGATACTGCACGATCACATGAAGCAAGAGCGGATAGCCGCACAAGATCTGATCGTGGCCATCGAGAACGGGTGCGGTGACGTGCAAGAGATTCGCCAGCGGCTGCGACATCATTATCAGCAGGTGATTAACTGGCTCGCTCGCGGCGTTGACCGTGGGTGTTTGCTGCTAGATGACAATCAAACACAACGGCGGCCTTTGGGTCGCCACACAACATGGCCGCGCCGTGTGTGCGGGGACGTTTATTGAGTGTTGGAGGTGGTGTTTATGCGTGATTTTTTGTTTGCTTTACTCATCATCGGCTCCTTGTCTGCTGTCTACTTTTGGTCTGGCCTGAGCCACCTTGAGCGTATGGACGCAGACTGGAAAACCAAAATCCACAACGCCGCAGCAACAGGCGCAGAAATTACGGTTGACGGCACAAGCTACAGCGTCTATCGTACACCTGAGCCTATCAGCTTGCAGGCGATGCGAAGCGAGTATTCGCGCCGCTGCCAGGCGATAACCGATAAGTTTTTTAACGAGGAGTTCAAACAATGAAACCAATTCAACCAATTCTACCCGACGACGAAGTCAACAACCCAGCTCACTATGCCAGCGGCGACATTGAGTGTATTGACGCGATAAAGGCGAGCATGAGCAAAGAAGAATTCGAAGGATACCTTCGCGGCAATGTGCAGAAATACCTTTGGCGTTTTCGACACAAGGGCGGCAAACAGTCGCTCGAAAAGGCGGAGTGGTATCTAAAGCGACTTCTGGAGTCAGTCGAATGATAAGCGAACAGAAACTAAAACGCCTCATCGGCGAGGGCAGAAATGCCCGTCGCCAAGGCCTGGGCAAAGATGCTTGCCCATATCCCATTAACGACACGGGCCGCCGCTGTGCCTGGATGGCGGGCTGGAATGAGGTAGATATGGAAAGCACAATATTTACTGAAATCAACGCTGCACGAGAAGAAGCTGGTTTTTTGGCGAGCCAGACTAAGCAAGCGCATGTTATTGTGGATATGCGCGATCACCTTGCAGTCATGCCAGCCAAGTCAACAGACTACGCAAAAGCAAGCATTTTGGAGGTTGTAGATGCTAACTAAAGAATCAGTCGCACGAATTAAAGCCGACTTAGCTAAACGAACAGTGCTGCAAAAGCAGCTAAAAGAATACACAGCCGAGGCCATCGCTAAACGAAACGGCTGCCACAAGCGCACTGTTGAAAACATCTCAATGGGCGTGTCGCATGTTGATGTTAGCGAGTAAACCAAGGGTGAGTTATGAGTAACTTTACAGGTTTGCACAAAGAGTTGGCAACGCCAATTCAGGTCAGTTACATGGACGCAATAGAAAAGCACGGAAGTATGCGCAAGGCGGCGGAGGCTCTGGGCAAGAACAGCTCCAGCGTATCCCGATCAATCAAGGCCCTAAACGCAGCCGTGGCCAAGCGCGGGCTGTCACCAGAGCACGACATGCAGCATGCGGTACCGGATGGGTACGCCGTTAAGGGCACAAGCACGCTGTACAAAGACGGAAAACCGGCCCTGCAATGGGTGAAGACAAGCATTGACCGCGAACGTCAGTACGAACTCATGCGTGAGGCAATCGACGTGCTATGTCATGATGTTGTGCCGGTCAAGGCTGCTAAGAGTAAGGCAGTGCACCTAACCGACATGCTGGCGGTATACCCGCTTGGTGACCCGCACATCGGCATGCTTTCGTGGGGTGAGGAGACGGGCGAAGACTGGGATTTAGAAATCGCTGAGGCGGCGTATGCCGACTGTTTTGCTCGTCTGATTCAGGCCGCGCCACAGTGCCATCAAGCCCTTATCGTAAACTTGGGCGATTACTTCCACTACGACAACATGGAGGGCGTGACAACTCGATCCGGGCATGCGCTGGACGTAGACAGTCGCTATGCAAAAATGATCAAGACTGGCGTACGAATTATGCGTCGAATGATAACGCAGGCTTTGGACCATCACGGGACTGTCAAAGTTATTAACGCAACAGGTAATCACGACGATACCAGCGCGCTGTTCCTAAACGTCGCTCTGGCTAATATTTATGAGAACGAGCCGCGCGTAGTGATCGAGGACAGCCCAACGCCTATTCACTATCACCAGTTCGGGCAAAACATGCTTGCCGTGCATCACGGGCACACTATTAAGATGAAAGACATGGCTAGCGTAATGGCATGTGATGAGCCGCAAATGTGGGGAAATACGGCTCACAGGTGGGCGTTGACTGGCCACATTCATCACGACCGCCGCGTCGAGTACCCAGGCTGTACGTCTGAGTCTTTCCGTACTATGGCTGCAAAAGATGCATACGCGGCATGGAATGGGTATCGTGCCAAACAGGACAGTAAAGCGATTGTTTTGCATCCAGAGTATGGTGAAGTAGAGCGTCATACTGTTAATATTGGAATGATTCGTTAATGCGGTGAATACACCGCGTACTGGGGTGAGATATGACAAAAGACTTGGATGTAGTCAAGAAGCTATTTGCAACATTAGAGAGTGTTTCAGCTGAAGTGAAAGGTCTGCGCGATGAAATGTACAGAAGCATGGACGCCATGGAGTCAGGCGCTGACGCTGGATCTGAATACGTTCGAGTCATGAGGGCCTTTAACAAGTTCGACAGAAGTTTCTCTACGGAAGTTAACGCCCTGGCACGATGGACGCTTGAGCAGAACGGCAAAACCTAGCAAAAACCGCGCCAACGCGATACAATCGCCCGCATACTTTGACGGTTTGCGGGCTTTTTTATGAACTACATGCAGCAGCTTACAGGGCGAGGAATGGGCGGCTTTCCGCTCAATTCAGTCGATGCCAAGCACTCGAACGCGTGGCACACCTACGGCTATCCAAACGCTGTTACGTTCCTCATGTACTACACAATGTACAAGCGCAGCGGCCTGGGTCGGCGCCTGATTGACATTCGTGTGGATACGACATGGAGCCAGTTCCCTGACGTTGCAATCAACCCCGAAGACCCTAATGACCCGTTGCGCGCTCAGTTCAAGACTCTGTGCGAGCGTCACAATCTGTGGGCAACATTCGCCGAGCTTGACCGGCGTCAGTCTGTGGGCCGCTGGGGTGGGGCGTTCCTGGAGCTTGCGGACGGCGCGACCGACTTGAGCAAGCCCGTCGGGGCAGTAAGCGGCGGGCTTAACGGCCTGCAAGCTGTCAAAGTGTTTTACGAATCCCAGCTAGACCCAAGCGAATGGAACCAGGGACAGACTAGCCCAAAGTACGGCACGCCAACCAAGTACAACCTCAACGAACGCGAAATTGGCAGCACGAATAAGGACACAGGCCGGAGCGGAACTGTTGACGCCAGCCGCGTTGTTGTATGGGCGGAAGGGTCGACTGGCTACTACGACATCTACGGCACAAGCGCAATGGAAGCCGCGTTCAATGCGCTGATCGACTACGAAAAGATACGCGGCGCAGGCGGCGAGGGTTTCTGGAAGAACGCTAAGGGCATGCTGCAGATCGTGTTTGACGACCCCAAAGCTCTCAGTCAAATGCAGCAGCTATACGGCGGCACCCCAGAAGAAGCCCAGCGGAAATTCAAAGAGAAGTGGGAGCTGTTCATCCAGTCGTTTGACTCGGCGCTGTCAGTCGCTGGAGCTGAAGCGAAATCGATTAACACTAGTCTTGTTGATCCAGAACCATTCGCCGAAGTCGCAAAAGTCGATATCGCCACGTCCATCGGTTGCCCGTTGACGATCTTCAGCGGCGAACAGATC